GCACGCCATTGCTCCAACGCCGTTCTCAAAGAGACGGCGCAGGGCGCGTACATCACCAAAGAGGACAAGTCGTCACCGAAGAAGATTGACGCTGCGATTGCGGCGGTCATCGCGTGGAACCGCGCACGGTGGCATTACGATAATCCGAAGGTGGAACCGAAGGAGTGGGTATGGGTCTAGCGTCGATGCTACAGGCGGTCGGTATCCTAATCGTGTCTGTCGGTGTGGGCATGGTTGCGCCGTGGGCAGGACTGGTGGTTGCCGGTATCGGTGTGACCGCGTTCGGGCTGGCGATGGAACGGAGCGCATAGTGCTAGGCAACCTCTTCGAGCGGCGCAGTTCCGCTTTCCAAAACCTCTTCGCCACCGGAGCGCTCACCGACCGGCCCTCCCTGTCCGGCGTGCAGGTCACTGAGGACACCGCCCTCCGGCTGTCTGCCGTCTACGCGGCGGTCCGTCTCATCTCCGACACCATCGCCACCCTCCCCGTAGACCAGTTCATCCGTGCTGATGGTGAGCGCCTTCCGTTTCGTCCGCAGGACCGTTGGGTACTTGAGCCGTCCCTGACCCTGCCGCGCACGACGTTCTGGCAGCAGGTGATGATGAGCCTGCTGCTTGACGGCAACGCTTTCGTTCGCATCTCCCGTGACGACCGCGCCCTCATCCAAGACCTGCACGTCCTGAACCCGACGCACGTCACCGTCATGAACAACCGTCAGGGCTACCGGGTCGTCGGTGCAGGGTTCGTTCCCATCGGTGAGATTCTGCATGTGACGGAAATGCTGCTTCCGGGCGACGCACGTGGCACGTCCCGTATCAAGCAGGCTAAGGAGTCGTTGGGGCTCGGGCTGGCTCTGCAAGAGTTCGCGTCGACGTTCTTTGGCAACGGTGCGTTTCCCGGTGTGGTTATCGAGATTCCCGGTGAGCCGACGTTGGAGCAGCGTCAGGAGATTCAGGCGACGTGGGAGAACGCGCACCGTGGCACCCGACGCGCCCACAAGCCGGTAGTGATGATGAACGGGTCGAAGGTCACACCGGTGACGGTGGACCCGGCACAGTCGCAACTACTCGACCAGCGCCGCTTCGCCGTGGAAGAGGTCGCCCGCCTGTTCCGCATTCCCCCGTTCATGCTTGGCGTTACGACCGCGGGGTCTATGTCTTTCGCGTCGGTGGAGCAGCAGATGTTGTTTTACGCGGAACACACCATCCGTCCGTATGCAGAAATGTTGGAGTCTGCGTTCCACCGGCTGCTTATCAACGACCGTTCGTTCATCAAGTTCAACCTGAACGCGCTGGTTAGGGCCGACCTGAACACGCGCACGGAGTCGTACTCAAAGGCGCTGCTCGCCGGGTACATGTCCGTGAATGACGTGCGTTCGCTGGAGGACATGCGTGACGTGGAGGACGGCGACCAGTTCCGTGTCCCGCTCCAGAACATTCCGCTGACGGACGCTGGGGTGGTGTCGGCGCAGCAGAAGGCGTCGGCAGCGCAGGCGCTTGTTATTGCCGGGTACACACCGGAGTCGGTCGCCGCGTTTCTTGACCTGCCGCTTGCGCACACGGGACTTGTCTCGGTGCAACTAGTGCCGGAGGAATGATGAACGTGCGGAGTTGTGCGTGCATCCCGGTCGGAATGTTTATTCGACGCCGGGCGCACGCTATCCTTATCCGGGTGTGCGGCACGATAGAAAGTCTGACATGGTAAACGACGACAGGAGCGGCGGCATGGAGGTCACACCGGTTATGCCTCGCACGAAGGGGTCCGACGTGGAGTTCCGTTCGTTTACGGGCGAGTTGCGGCAGGAGGGTGACGGCAGCACGTTCGTTGGGTACGCGGCAGTATTTGATAGTCCGTCGGAGCCGCTGCCGTTTATTGAGCGTATTGCTCCGGGGGCTTTCACTAAGACGCTCCGTGAGCGTAAGCGCGACATCCGGCTGTATGTCAATCATGACTCGAACCTTGTGCTGGCGTCGCGCCGGTCGGGGACGCTTCGGCTCACTGAGGACGACATTGGGCTACGTGTTGAGGCGGACCTTCCTGACACGACGGCGGGGCGGGATATTCGTGAACTGATGCGAACCGGTGTTGTGGATAAGATGTCGTTCGGGTTTCAGGTGGACCGTCGCGGCGATAGTTGGTCGGACGACGGGATGGAACGTGTGCTGACTTCCATCAGGCTCTTCGAGACTTCGATTGTCACCGGGTTTCCCGCGTATGACCAGACTGTTGCGGCGGTCCGGTCGCTGGCTGCTCGAACTGGCATGGCGGTTGACGAACTGAGTGAGGCGCTGGACTTGCTTGCTGACGGTGCAGAGTTGCCTGCTGACAAGGCCGAACTGTTGCTGAATGCCATCAAGGGTTCGACGCCGCAGCCTGCACCGGAGCCGACGAACCTGATTGCGCTGAAGATTAAGCAGACGGACCTGCTCGCTAAGCGTTGGTGACAAAGGCTGTACGCTTTTTGCATGCGCCCTTTCACGGGACCGGCACACCCTCCGCGGGACGCCTTCGACATTCGTTCATAGCGCCCTAGGAGGGCAAACATGCAGGATTACATTAACCGTCAGGTTGAGGAGCGCGCACGCGCATGGGGTGAGGCTAAGGAACTTCTTGACCACGCCGCTAGCGAGTCACGTGACCTCACCGCAGAAGAGTCACAGAAGTATGACCGAATTAACGTTGACCTTGACGAGCGCACCGCCGTCATTGGTCGGCTTCAGAAGGACGCTGACCGTGAGGCGCGTGCTACTGAGATTCGTATCCCCGACGCGCCCAAGCCCTCGACTGACGAAGATATTCTTCGTTCGCTGGTCAACGGTGAGCGTCGCTCTGTCACGTTCGAGAAGCGCGCCACGATGACGACCTCCGCAGACGCCGGAACAATCCCACAGGGATTCTACGACGTGCTGCAGGAGCAACTCCGCTACACCGGCCCGTTCGGCAACCCTGCCGTCGGCTACACGGTTCTGACGACTGCAGGCGGCGAGGACATCAAGGTCCCGACGCAGACGGCGTTCTCGTCCGGTTCTGCGACTGCGGAGGCGGCACAGTTTGCTGTGTCGAACCCGACCACGTCGCTCCTGACGCTCCGCGCCCACAAGTTCGGGACGCTCCTCACCGTTTCGCGTGAGTTGCTGGAGGACACCGGAATCGACTTGGTGGACTTCCTCGGTCGTCAGGCTGGCAACGCGGTTGGCAACATCGTCAACACGAAACTGGCTGTCGGTACCGGCACGGTCGAGCCGAAGGGCATCGTCGCTGCTGCGGGTTCTGGCATCACTGGCAGCACCGCCGTTTCGGGTGCGTTCACCGCGGACAACCTGATTGACCTCGTGCATTCGGTGGACTCGGAGTATGCGTCGCGTCCGTCGGCTGCATTCCAGATGAGGCGCAACACGCTGTCCGCTCTTCGTAAACTGAAGGACACCGACGGTCGGTACATTTACGACCCGACGCTCGGTACTCAGGCGCTGCTCCTCGGCTACCCTGTCATCGAGAACCCGCACGTTGTCGCAGTTGCGACCTCGGCGAAGTCGGTCATCTTCGGTGACATGAGTTCCTACCACGTTCGTCAGGTCGGAGGGGTCGAAATTGCTCGCAGCGATGACGCCTTCTTCACCACTGACCTTGTGGCGTTCCGTGTCTCGCTCCGCCTTGACGCTGACCTTGGTCAGGCTGACGCGGTCAAGACGTTCATCGGTAACGCCTCGTAATAACCAGTAATTTCCGGGGCGGGCTGGCAGCGCAGGGCTGGCCCGCCCCGGAACCTGCGACCTGCGTTGGAGGAAATGATGGGTAAGCCTGCGCGTAATCCCCGTGTGTTCTGGTTCTCGAACTCCCCTGAAGCGCCTACCGGTTACGGTACGCAGTCCGCTCAGGTGCTTCGTAGGTTGAAGAAGGCCGGTCACGATACGGCTGTCCACACCAACTACGGTCACTATCTCGGTGTCGGCAAGTGGCACGGCATCCCGATTTATCCTGCCGGGCACGACTTGTATTCGCAGGACAACATTTACGGGCATTGGCTTGACTTCACTAAGCAGTCTGATGACCCGACGGTGATGGTGACGCTCGCCGACGTGTGGGTGTTGACGAACCCGAACCTGTCGAAAGTGCCGAACATCCTGTCGTGGGTTCCTATTGACCATGTGAACCTCCCGCCGAAAGTTGCGGAGTGGCTGGCGAAGGACAACGTGACGCCTATCGCCATGTCGCAGCATGGGAAGCGTGCGTGCGACGAGGCCGGTATCGACTCGGTCTACATTCCTCACGCGCTAGAGAAGCATTGGAAGCCGTCTCCGGTTGAGGATGACCCGTGGCCCGGACGGTTCGTCGTGACGATTCCGAACGCGAACAAGGGTGTGTTCCCGTCACGGAAGGCGTGGGGTGAAAACCTGCTGGCCTTTTCTGTGTTCGCTAAGAAGCACCCTGAGGCGATGCTGTACCTGCACACGGAGGCACGGTCAGGTGTGGGCATTGACCTAATCGAGTTGGTGAAGGCGCTCGGGTTGACACCGGAGCAGGTGACGTTCGCTAATCAGTATGAACACCGGATGGGTGTCCCTGACGACATGATGGCTTGCATTTACACGCGCACGGACGTGCTGCTGTCGGCTACCGCCGGGGAGGGGTTTGGTCTGCCGGTGTTGGAGGCACAGGCGTGCGGGACTCGGGTGGTCGTGTCGAACTTCAGTGCGCAGCCTGAGTTGGTCGGTGACGGGTGGGTGTGTCAGGTGCAGCCGCAGTGGAACCCGGCGCAGTCTCAGTGGTTCTGCACTCCGCTGGTTCATTCGATTGTGGAAGGTTTGGAGGCTGCGTTCGACGCGGGCGGGGGTCATTCGCAGGCTGCCGTAGATTTCGCGCAGACGTATGCGGCTGACGACGTGTTCAGGGACAGGTGGGTTCCGCTGCTGGAGGGGCTGGCATGATTCCGATGCTGGTCGTCCCGACGTTGACCCGCCATGACCTGCTAAGTCGGATGCTCGCTTCGGTGGACTGCAAGGTGGGGCATCTCGTGGTCATTGACAACTCGGGCCGTGGGATTGTCGGCGGGTCGGGTCCGTGGGAGCGGATGACGGTCCTGCCGATGCCTGCGAACCTTGGCGTTGCCGGGTCGTGGAACCTTGCGGTCCGGCTGGCGCATCGGGAGCCGTACGTGATGGTCGGTTCGGATGACGTGACGTGGCCTGCTGGCGCGCTCGCAGGGTTCGCTCAGGTCGCGTCAGAGGACAGTCTAGTCGTGTCGGGTACTTGGCCTCACTGGTGTGCGTTCGCGCTCGGTATGCGCGTCGTGCAGAACGTCGGCCTGTTTGACGAGGGGTACTACCCGGCCTACTACGAAGACACGGATTATGAACGTCGGATGGCTGAGGTGGAGTTGCCGGTCGTGCATGGCCCGGAGGTCGGGCATGACAACGCTTCGACGCTGTTGACGAAGGACAGCGGGTTCGGGAGTAAGAACTGTGCGACGTTGAAGAAGAACGGGATTCTGTTTGCTAGGAACGAGCAGCACGGGTTCGACCCGTACCGGTGGAGGGACCAGTCGTGGACCTGAGTGCGCTGAGGGATAGTCGGAAGGGTGAGACGGCTTGGGTGTTTGGGTCGGGCGGCACGCTGAACCATCTTGACCCGGCATTCTTTGCGGACAAACTGGTAGTGGCGACAAACTGGTGCGCTCGGGATTTTGGTGTAAAGCCGGACTTTGTGTTTTCGAACTATCACTCGCCTGACCTTGTTAAGATGGCTTCCGGCGTACCGGTGGTCACTTTGGATAGGGACACGCTGACGCAACAGGCGTGGCAAGGTGACGTTCCGGACAATTTAGTGCGTATCCCGCAGGACTCTTACGTCGGCCCGTCCGACCATTGGGACGTGTTCGGCAGGCACAAGCCACGGGCCGACTCGCTGGCCTACGGTTCGTCCAGTCTGCACGGTGCGATGCATCTTGCCGCGTGGATAGGTGCAGCACATTTAGTGATGGTCGGTGCTGACTGCGGGCTCCTAGACGGTCAAGCAAACCTTGACAAGCATGTTGGGTTTGACAATGACGAGCATCAAGCGCGCATCCTGTCCCTGTACCGGCGTGACCACGAAACGATGAAGCGTTGGCTGGTCGAAACCTACGGGGTTACGGTCTACTCGCTGAACCCGTTTATCAACCTGAACCTAGAGGGCCATACGTTCACAGGGCCGGACGGAAGGTACTGACATGCTGAGCCGTCCTGACAGCGGGCTAATGACAGGCGACCTTGACCGTGCCGTCCTGTCTTACGATGAGGACGAGTACCGGTCAGCGATGACGGCGCACCGAGGACTGTAGACTCAGCAAGCCCGGAGGTCACCCATGTCGAACTACGCCACACTGGCACAGGTCAAATCTG